GATCCTGTTCACATAGCCCGAAATCGTGATGACTGATGCGGTTGCAGCATAGGCATAGACAGTTGTGGCAACCGAGCCAGTTCCAGTCAAAGGAAGTCCGGCAACGATGAGAACATCGCCTGACTGTGGAGCTAGTGTGATCGGCTTGGCGTGTTGAACTGATCCAGTACCGCCAAATTGAACTGTGAGCAAGACTGGCGATGTTGAAGTGTTGTTAGCGTAGAGCCACACTTCATCGATCGTTGAAGATGATGTTCCTGTTGCGTGGATAGTTGTACCTGTTGAGGCAGTTTGCACGACTGTGATTGGCTGACCTTGTGATGAGCCTGAGAGAAGTGTCTTTGTATATGTTGCCATTGGTATCCCCTATCCGAAGATTTGTGAAGCAATAATTGTCTGATCTGATTCGCTTGCATAAGCGGCAAGGCGAGCCTTGACTGTGGCGAAAGTTCCCTTGGGCAAAGTTCCTAACTCTGTCTCGATTGCCAAGACTGCATCGTTGATGTTGTCGTGTTGAGCAGCGTGAGGAACTGTTGCCGAGTCAAGGGTATCCGTAGCCGTTGGATTCGTGAACGAATCGAGCGAGGATGGATAAGAAGTGGTCACGAATACCCCTTAGATTAGGAAGCTGAGACTGAGAGTGAACCTGCTGCGATTGTGACAACGCCAGCAGATGCGCCAGTTGTGATCGATGGTGAGAGTGCGCCGCCGATGTAGTAAGTGCCTGAAGTAGAAGCTGACCACACGCCGAAGTAAGAGGCGGTTGTCGATGCTGGAAGGTTGATCGAGAGTGCATTGGAATTGGTAACTGACCCGGAAGATGGTGAGTTCCAAGTGACTGCAACGCGAGCATAAGTGCCGCCAGTTACTTCAGAACCGCCAGTTGTCGTTGGATCAGCAGTGTGCAAAGAGACATAACCCCAGCCAGTTGTCGAGAGGGCTTGGTTTGCCTCGGTGGTCGAGATTCTTGCCATTATTGCTCCTTATTGGTTGAGTGGGCATCAGAGAAGGCTTGCAGGGGTCAAGCCGACTCTGATGCTTTGGCTTGTTGAATTGCATGATCGCGCATCGGAGTGTGATGGCGTTCATCCAACCAGAACTGTTTGTGATGAGGCAGGATCGCGCCAGTGTGAGCGTAAATCGGAAAGCCCATCGACTTGAGGCGCTTGGAGAAGAGAAGATCCTCGCCAAAGTAAGTGCCATTGATTGCGCCCTCTACGAACCAAGCCCAGTCCTTGCCCTGATTTGGCGTGGCTTGCTTCTGCATCTCAAGGAGAACGCTGCGATGGATAAGAAGACATCCAGTGCCTACTGCATCGACTTCGATCAGCTTGTCTTCTGGATAGGCATCGATCGCCTCAAGACCCTTCTCTGGATCCATGCGATAGATCGTAGGAACTGGGCGAAGTCCGTCATTGTCATCGAAGAAGGCTGCGAATACGAGACCCGACACGATCGGGCGATCTTTGTCATGGGCTGAGTCAACGAGCTTCTTGAATGCTTCGAGTGAGATGCGCTCATCTGAGTCGATCATCAGAAGCCATGCGGCTTGAGTGGTCTCAAGGAATGTCTTGACAACGAGATTGCGAGAACGAGTGGTGAGTCCGATGTTCCCGACTTGAATGAGATTGTGGAATCTCTGGCTTGGATCAATGGCAATGTGAATCAAGTCTTGTGCAAGCATGGAATCGATTGTGCCGTTGTTGACCATGCCGATTGCGATCTTGTCTTTGCTTCTCATCGAGTCTCCATCTCTGGAGCGATTGCAGTTGTCTCGATTGTGCCTGCTTCGAGTTCTGCGATGATGGATTCAAGATGAGCGATGCCTTTGTTCTGCACTATCTCGCGAGCAGATTGAAGACCTTCTAAGAATAACGATTTCATAATTCCCCCGAATTGTTGTTGCGCCTAGGCGCTGACCCTACCCGAAGGCAGAGTCAGCGACAAGGCTTGGCTAATTAGTAGCCAGAAGGTGCAACAGTTCCAGTTCCAGTGATTGCTGAAACTGACTTGTTGAAGCGGTGTGCGAGAGCTGCGTATCCATAGACTTGGAAGCGAACTGTGAGGTTCGATGACAAGACATCTGGGAGAACGCGTGTCTTCACACCAGACTCGAAGAGGTAAGAATCTGAGAACTTACCGATCAAGATTGGGCTCTGGTTTGTTGATGCGCCATAAGTCTTTGTGACAGTTGCATCGAGGAAGACTGGAACGCCTTGGATTGTTCCAACGAGTCCAGCAGGTGCGCCCGGATTTGTAAGTGTGCCAGCAGCGTTGAATGCCTGTGAAGCACCTGTTACTGGGACAACGAGTGGGCGGTTTGATCCGTCAACCTGTGAAGCGAACCAGTACCACATTGATGGGTGCATGACGATTGCTTCTGCCTGCTTGTAACGATTGGTTACAACCTTTGAGATCGCCTTAGCGATTGCAATTGCGCCGTTGACTGCTGATGGAGTTGTTTCAGTCCATGTTGTTGGGATGCCGTTGGTTGTATCAACGCCAAGAGTGATGAGACCCTTGAGTGTTCCTGATGTTCCATCGCCAGCACCGACAACTGCGGTGTTCAACTGGAGTGCGTAGTCAGCCATGAGATCGCCGAAGACTAGACGATCGAGACCGCCAGCCAAAGGAGATTGCTCAACGAGCTGGATCGATACATTCTCATAACCTGAGATTGTACGAACTGGAGCTGCAACAGTTGATGAGACCATGTCGCGAGTTGTTGTCGCGGCGTTATCAGCAGACTGGAATGCTGCGAGAGTACCAGTTGTGATTTGTGGGATGTTGATCGAGTCAGTTCCAGCAGGCAAAGCCATGTTGGTGACGAGATCAGCAGTTACACGAGCTGCACGAGCGAACTCTGCATATTCGTTGATGAGGTAGATAGGAGGAACGAAGTCTCCACCTGCTCCATCGGTGCGAGAAATGTCGCGAGTTTCAACTGCGACTTCCTGCTGATGGCGGTTGAGGCGCTCCCATGAATTGCGATCGTTGCGGAGTTGTGCGCCGATCATGTCGCGAACGAAAGAGTTCTTTCCATCGCGGTCATAGGTCATTGCTTCCTTGGTGACAACTGCGCCACCGAAAGTCTTCACGCCTGATTCCTTGCGTGATTCTGCGAGTGCTGCGGTGCGAGCTTCTACCTTCTCGGCAGTTGCGATGCGCTCATCAAGTGCAGAAATTGCTTCCTGTGTTGCTGATGCTGCATCCAGAGCTTCTGCGGTTACATCTTCTGCTGCGAGTGTTGTTTCAACCTCGGCAACAAGACCATCGCGCTGCTCCTTGAGCTTTGATGCTAGAGACATTTCTGTCTCCTCTCTTGGATTGGGTTATGAACCAGTCGGGGCGGAATGCGCCGAGGGTTATGCCTTGCTCTTGCGAGTCAAGGAATACTGCTTGACCTTGAGGCTCAACTTGCGCTTTGCAAGTTCAAGGTCTGCCTCTTCTGCAGAACGCATTCCGACTGATGTCGAATCGTAGGCAGGGAGTGTGACAACGCTGACTTCATAGAGTCGCTCGATGTCTTGGATGGTACGAAGTCCGGCATCCTTGGTCTGTCCATCTGGAGAGACTGTGAATGCGAAGCTCATCTTGTCCATGTCGCCTCGGCGTACTGCTGAGGAAAGTTCTTGCGCCTTTGGATTGGCTGGATCGAGAGTTGCCTCCATATAGAGTCCAGTCTTATCTTGGCGAAGGCTGAGAGTTCCTGACTGAGTTGAAGCCAGTGGAATTCCTTCCATGTCATGATTGACAAGGAGGAAGACTGGATCGCCAGAAGAGAGAGCGCGAGTGAATGCGCCCGGTGCGATGACTTCGCGGAAGTTCAAGCCAGTTGCTTCTGAGTTGAAGGTTGCGGCGTATCCGCCGATCTTCATTGAGCCGTCATCGGTTGCAACTGCACGAACCTCGGCAGTCATTGTGATGCGTTCTGCGGTAGCCATTGCCTTGCGTTGTTCGATCATGTCTATTTCCTCCGAACGAGGGGCAGGTAGGGCGGTGATAACTGTCAGAATGTCTGGGCGATGAACGACTGTGACATCGCTTGGAATCCAACCATTCCCCTGCTCTTTGTAGATACGGATCGAGAATGCTGGCTGATCTGGAGTTGTCTCTAGGACATAACCTTCAGAAGACTTTGCCTGACCCTTGGTGACGACCTTCTCGACCTTGCCCTTGGCGCGACCATTGGAAGTGTTCCATGAGACGAATGAACCTTCACCGATACGAGCTGCGGAAGCGCGACCCTCGAAAGGAGCCTTGATCGAATCATCGTTGAATTGCTTGGCGAGGCGAGCGTAATAGGCTGCAACCTTGTCCTTGATCTCGGCTACATCTGAGTCCGGGATATTGACTCCACCGCGAGCGCCGTTGAGAACTCCTGCAACTGCGAAGATCGCTTTCGGTACTGCGACAAGTGCGCCATCGATGATGTCAGCAAACTGCAACTTGTAAGAGCCGAGAAGTTCCTTCTTGGTCTCGTCAACATAGAAGAAGGCTTGTGCATACTTGTCGAAATCGATCTTGTCTCCGCCAGCCCATTCTTGAACGCGCTTGTCGGCTGCGGCTGCATCCCATGCAGTATCGCGTGGAGCGATCTCAAGATCGGAAGCGCCGATTGCTGATCGAGGCATGATCATCATCGGCATTGTTGCGCCTTCTTCTTCGTCATCTGCATCCATGCCCTGAGCATCGAGAGGATCTGGGGAAGGCTGGGTGACTTCTTGACCAAGGGAAGCGGTCAACTGCCATTTCCAGAACTGATGCTGATCGATACGACCAGCGAGGAAGTTTGCAACGCCCTGTTGATTGTAGGCAGAGGCGCAGTCGAAGGCATCTGACAACTCATCAAGGATCATGTCATTGGCAACGAGAAGATCATTAGCGAGAGCAATTGGATCCTGCAAGATTGCTGGAGCATCTTCGAGGCTACGAAGCGCCAAGAATGAACCGAGTGTGAATGGTGCGATCGATCCTAACTTGCGAAGATTCTCCGCGATTGGGTCGATTGACTCATAGACATCCTCGTAAATCTTGAGGAAGAGCTTGTGATATTCGCTGAAGTCGCTGCCCTTTACATTCCAGTGAGCGCCATGAGCGCGGAAATAGAAGCTGACAACATCTGCAAGAAGTTCAGTCAGTTCCTCATTGAGATCAGGAACTTCGTTCATGTCTGCCATTTCACCCTCCTCGGATGCCATCAATGAAAGCGCTCTTGCGCTCTTTGATATTTGATTGCGAATCTTGGTTGACCAAGAGAACCCAGCATCGCCACCCCATGCCGACCATGCAACTCTTCCGGCAGATGG